ACACAAAGACGGCGCTTCATTATGTGGAAACTCATGCAAATACTCCTCCTGCTCTCGGGAGCACTGACGGAGCTTTGCCCCCACCTGAAGAACAGGCGGCTAATGGGGAACCACTCCATCTCTCCAACTCTGCACCATCTGTCAGAGAGCTGCACAGCCATTGATTATGATAAGACCTGCGCTGGCTTTGAATGGACCTCGGACCCCACCCGCTATCCCTTATTCTACTCAAAACACCATATGCTCAACATTGCAGAAGCTATGAACCAGAAGCTAATCAGCCTTAAGTCCAACGGAGGCTGCTCCAATACCGGAGGGAAGGTGTCCTGCAAGGAGATGTTCCTAAGGGAGCATGTGAACTGCGCATCCAACCCCACCAGCATCTTAGGAATGGGGAAGGATGGCGGCTTTCACCTTTGGGAGTGCCCGCCGAAGCATGTCTTCAGCCAAGATTGCATGCAGTGTGAAGATAGGAAGGAGAACCAGACCCAAAACTTAATCTTTCTGGATGATGCTGTGTGCCAGAAAGTTGACCCAGACCAGAATGCCATTCACCCTCCTCCAGTCCCTAGAGATGTTTGTGCCATTGGGAAAATACTGTACAGGCAGTGTGAATACCCTGTCGCTAGTATCGAGAGAGTACATTACATGCTCCTCGGGCTCCCAGACACCCCAGCCTTTCTGTTTGACTTTAATGCGCATGTGACTGAGGATGGTGACCCTCATGAGTTCATTTGCACAGACCAGGCAGGGAAGTCCTGCTCAATTAAGCAATGCAGAGGAAGCAGCTCGACCGAATGCTCAGGAGACACCACCTTTTGCAATCACTACACCTGCAAAGCTATGACTGCCAAGTGCTCATGTCAGAAGGTGAGTGGGACGGGAACACTGAGAGTGAATGCAGCAGGAAGATGGTACACACCCATCTGCTTTGGCTCCAAAATGGCACGGGTGCTCAGAAACGCGCCTATTCAGAAGGATCGTGCCATTCGCAGCTGTCCAACATGCATCACTAAGTGTGAAACAAGCGAGATCACTGTGCATACCGATGGGCTACCAATTGAATCAGGCCACCTCTGCTGCTCGGGATCCTGCATAGTCAAGGTTCAGGAGCCATCAACCACTGTGAAATTTACCAGGCCTGATGCATGCAAACTCAATGGTGGGCCATTTGTGATTGTGATGGATGATAGCAAAGGATCTCCGGCAATAAAGGTGAAGGGCACTTGTGAGCCAGTCCCCAAGTGCCTGGAGACTGACTGCTTTTGGTGCTGGGCAAATTGGCTGAATTTCCACTGTCACAGCTCGGCAAAGATGGCCCTAATCTGGATCACTTTATCACTCCTATTAGTCCTTGCTGGATCCATAATTGGTTATCTGAGGGGGGTTACTATGCTACTCAAGGCCGCATGGGGTCCCGTCCGGTGGACTTACCTACTCCTCAAGTGGGTTGCCTGTGTTCTGACTGGAAGAGTTAGGAGGGCCAAGAGGGAGCTTGACTCGAAGATAGCTAGAGGCTCTCCCAGAGATGAGGAGGCCCAGGCCATGGAGGTGAGATCTAAGACAGATGATGGCTATCCTCGGTTAAAAGGGGTCCCAATATACATGTATGTGGTTGCTGGTCTATTGGTCATTGGTAGCTGCACGGCTTGTTCGGAGAACCATCTGCTATCCACTGACCAGATTACATGTGTTCCATCTGGAAGCCATCTTGTTTGCTCAGTGAAGGGAGAGGCTCTGATCAAGGCTGGCCCTTTAGGATCTGAAGCCTGTATAAGGTATGGACCATCCACAAGCAAGCAGCGGTCAGTCATAAAGATCAAAACTCTCGGCAGTTCTCTCAAGTGTAGGAAAGGAGGGTCGTACTGGACTGCAAGCTTCGTCCCCAAGTGCATGAGCTCCAGGAGATGTCATTTAGTCTCAGAGTGCACCGGCTCAAACTGTGAGAGCTGGAGGTCTAATCAGGTGAGCTCTGAGTTTGCCCACATGACCAATGAGGCCAAGTTGTCTGAGAACGGCTGTCTTGAGCAGTGTGGGGGTGCTGGATGTGGATGCTTCAACATCCATGCATCATGCCTGTTCTACAGGAATGAATTCCACCGAGCTGATGGATCCACCTATGAGGTATTCCAATGTGCAGAATGGGTCCATGAGATTCAATTGAGTGTGTCCCAAACCAGCCATCAGCCAGTGGAGCTCACGATGATTGACGGTGAGACCAAGCAACTCGATTGGGGAACCATATCAATAGCTATTGATGGAGAAACTGTGACATCCAGCAATGCTTTCCATTTCATCAAGAGTGGCTCAAAGTTCGCCATTGTTGATGAGGAGTTTTCGGACATCCCTAGAAAAGGCTTTCTAGGAGAGATTAGGTGCCCATCACAAGCGTCAGCAGAGACAGTGTCATCAGCCTGCCTGAAAGCAGAGGGACTAACAAGGTATGTTGGCCAGTTGGATAGCATCAGGTGTGAATCCAGAATGATCGATCCTGGACTAATATTCAGGAGGGGGAAACTTCCCCAGTCCAGGGCGGGAGTGTGCTTTACTACAAAGCCAGGTTCCTCCGTTGTGGAAGCCCTTACATCCAAGCCTATCAAAGTGATCCTCAAGGCATCTTTCGATGGTACCGGGCTGCAATTTGATGTGGATCCCCCTGAATGCTCAGCATCATTCATGAATCTGACTGGCTGCTATTCATGCAACACAGGGACTCAATTGTGTGTGAAAGCTGGCATGGGTCAGTCAGGAGCGACAGGAACAATGGTGCTGAAATGCCCATCTGGTATTGAGTCAGCATTTGGAGTTGACTCCAATGTCAAGGCACACTGTTTTGTGGCCCATACCGATAGGCAGGTCATAAATGAGGACTGTTCATACTCCTGCGGGAGGGATGAGAAGAAACTGCATGTGTATGGAACATTGCAGTATGTGGAGCCACATGATGATAGGGTGGCAAATGAATCCTCGGCCCCCATTATCAATCCCAAATCTGGAGTTTTCAGTTGGGGGAGCTGGTTTTCGGGCCTGGGAGATCTGGGTGGAGGGTGGCTAAAGACCATCCTAATTTCCCTTTTAATGGCTCTGGCAGGCGTGATGGTTGTCTTGGTGATGCTGCGACTCCTGAGAACGGTTCTGGCATCTGCTTTATCTGCCAGATGGCGGAAGCTAGACTAATACTGGGCCACTAAAATAACCTCAATTGTAAAATTAAAAAATTACAGGATCGGAGGCCATTGGCATTAAAACCTCCAATCCGCATGGACAGCAGCAACTCACTTGATGGGTTTACAGGTGGGTTGTTTTGATTTGCGCCGGTCTTTGTGT